GTTGGTACTTCTGTAATAAAATATGAACCGTTAAATCTACCAGCCACAGCCCCTGAGACACCTTCGATCTGAACTGGCGTTCCGTTAGAAAATCCATGTGGAGTTGTTGTTGTTACCTCTGCGGTTGTAGTATACACACCACTGTTGATGTAGTCTGTAACGATACTACTAATAGTAATAGGACCTGAGGTATTAGGACCTACAATTCTGTTCTCCTCGACTCTCTTCTGGAACTCATCTGCTGCAGTTACACCAGTTGTGTCGGGGATATCATCAAATGCTTTTGCTACCTTCTGATAGTATAAATCTAAGTCAGTGATAGTAAGAGCGTTTCCTGCTGTGTCATTGACACTGCTCAAAATATTTTTACCATCAGCATACTCAAAACAACATAATTTATGGTGAGAATATGTTGGAGGTGTAGATGCTGTTGGTTGAGCTGGGTCTGTGTAGACACCAGTGTTAGGACCATCAAAGAATGAGAACTGCCAGAAATAACATCCACCAGTTACACGAAATATTGCTGATCTTTCGATTGATCCAGATGCAGGATCGGGAACATATAATGGTTTTAGTTTAGTCTTTCTAAGATCCATACCCACGAGGGATGTACCTCTTGGGATGATGATACCACCTTCTACTGAGTTAAACTTGTAGAGTATATTGTTAGGGTTAGGTGTACCATCAGTATTTTGTAGATCTAAGTCAGATGCACTACTTAATATGGGTATATCATCGTCTATAAATGCTTGTCCAGATACATTTGTGCCTGGTCTGTTGTCTAGTACATACTCTGAAGGATATAATACTATCGTAAATGACTCGAAAGCATCGTTGAACTGTCCAGTACGATACGAGAATCGTGCTGACTCAACCAGTGCTCTTTGGATTGACTTGAATGGTCGGTTAGGACTATTACCTCTATTGTCAAAAGAATCTGATGCATCAAAATCGTCAGGGTTGACGTAGATACAACGACCTGTCTTCGAGGTAAAGACATTCTTTAGTCTTGTTAGTGCCATTTAATTAACCAATAGTTACGCTTTCTTCAAATCCTATAAAATTAAATGCTACGCCAGCTGACGCATTCACGTATAAGTTCTGCCACTGTTCAAGTACCAGACCTGTCAAACTCACTTCAGAATTGTTTGGGATAGGGTATGATTTTAAGATCTTGTTCTGATCATTACTGTATGTCACACCAGAAATAAGGATCTCTGGTTGGTTGCCATTGAGTTGCTTCCACTCTGCTGTCACGTTTGTACCACTCGTATTACTAGAGTTGTACAGTGTTACTGTAGACAATGAAGGTAACCACTCATAACCTCTAGATGAGACTGATAGTTGTCCTGCTCCATTGATACCAGACATTCTTTGTTGAGCTGGCTCAGTATAATATAATGATTTTACGTTGTTAATGACTGTATCGTTCTGAATCAATAACTGACCTGTAAGTCTGTCATAAAATACAACTCTACCATATGTACCAACGTATGAGTCAGTGATAGTTCCACTACCACCTCCTGCACCAGTTATGGTCATGGTCTGTACTGTGGTTGGCCATGATCCTTCAGGTAATTCGTACCATACTTTTAGGTTCTGTAGATCCCATGCTACACACTTAGCAGTCTGTGTACCACTAGGACCACCAGATATAGTCAGTACTTCACCAGGTACGAAGTTAGTTCCGTTATGACTGGAGATAATAACATACGAAGATGTTACCTTATCGCCAGGTGCGAAACTAAACTCTGAGAATGTAGTCACAGTGGGAGACTGTGAGCCAGGAGCAGCAAACTGAATCTGCTCTGTATAATCTTGAATAGCAACATCTACAGTTGCTGTAGCACCAGTCGTATTCATTATCCTAAGTGAACCACTTGTGAGTGTAGCACTAGGAGTTGTGTACATAGGGAAATCAGCACGTACTAGCCCGTTAGGATTAGTAGCGGGTTCCACATATGCATTAGTATATTTTGTTGTAGCGGACTGATATGACGCTAGTACACCATTAGCCATTGAATTTTAAGAGTAAGCGTGGAAAATAACTTTTGTTCTGCTTGTAGCAGAGATAGTATCAGCAGTGATAGTTTGTACCGCACCGTTTAAGTCTGTTAACTTAAGACGTTTAGCAACAACAGCACCACCAACTTTGTTTACTGGATCTGTTTCAGTAACGTAGAAGTCACCATCTACATTACTATCACCTGCAACATCGAGTCGTTTAGTTGGACTCTTGTTGATACCAACCTGACCATCTGCGTCGATAGTCATTTCGGTAGTTCCATCATATTTGTTGAACTTCATCGGAGTAGCATCTAGTCTCCTCTGGAAGACAAATGCTGACGAGTCACCACCAATAAGTTGACCACCTGTAAAGTATATATCTCCTCCCACTTCGAGCTTATATGCCGACGGAGTTAAACCTATACCAATACGGTTGTTTACATCATCTAAGATAAATGTACCATCATCAAAGTTGACTGATCCAGTTGTAACTAAGTTACTAACTGCACCGATCTGACTGATCAGACTGAGGTTGCCTGTATGGATGATCTCATTCTTCTGTTCTTGTTCAGTTGCGAAATTATATGTTCTGTACTGTAACGCACCACCAAATGTATTGAAAGCAATAGTAGCAGAGGTATAATCTTGTCCTCCTGCGTTGATAGTAATAGACTGAACAGCACCATTAACTACAACTGGAGTCACAATAGCATCAGAACCATCACCAAGGATGACTGCTGTAAGAGGTCCGCTAATATTAGCACCAGGATTCGTGATAGTAAAGTTATCTACTGCTCCGTTGACTATATTAACAGTCACATCGGGAAGTGTATAACCTATACTTGCTACTCTCATACCATATGTGTGCATGGTAGAGTCATAGTCAGTATCCATATCATAATATTTTAAGTCAAGGAACCTAGACGCTTGATCTGTAGAGACTTCTAAGTCTGCTACGTCTCCTCCTGCGTTTGTGTTCTGACTTGTATCATGGAACCTTAATCTTCTATATGAACCAGTTCCACTTGTCTGATTAAGAGTTACATCAGCAGTCGTGGTTGTGGCAGCATTTATAGTGACTGGGTTGTTTAGTGTGACATTAGCGTTGAATGTAGATACTGCTGCGACAGTCAGTGTATCATTATTATCTGATCCCAGTGTGCTGTTACCATCAACTTGTATATTACCAGAGAGTGTTAGGTTAGTACCTTGTAGGTCACCTGTGAATATAGGTGATACAAGTGTCTTACTGGTAAGAGTTTGTTCAGATGATGTAGTAACCAGAGTATCAATATCAACCCCTGCGTCAGGGAAAACAAATGTCCTAGTTGTTGCTGTAGGTAATTGAGTGGCAGAAAATTTTATTATCTTACTGTTGTCCGAACTGTTAGGTACAGTGAACACCGAGTCATTGATAGCAATGGTGGAGTTGAATCGAATCAATCCAGTACCTAGTGCTTGGAATGTCAAGTCTAGGTTAGAGTCTGCTGAGTCTCTCGCAGATAATACAAGTGAAGTAGATTGCTTCTCAAGTAATAGTTTGGAGTCACCCAGTGATATACCGAGTTCACCTTGAGTTGTTGAATATAATCCAGTCGCTGTCTTCTGGTCAAATGCCAAGCCAGGTTGGTTCTGCGATCCACCAGGCACCGCCTTGAAAATGGATCCTACTTCGCTCTTTTTATTTGTATCTACTGGGTCTGAGTTATCAAGTAACAGAAGGGTATCTGAAGGTGATACTGTCGTCAGTAGAGTCAGGTCTGATATCTTACGAGTTGCCACACGTACCCTACATTAATTTCTTTATTTATTTATACTGTTTATCAAAGACAAATGGTCCGTACTTACTCCCCCATGTTTGTTTTCCCTCGTTATCGTAACCTCTGTCCACCACTGTGTACTTATCTTTCTCTAATATTGCTTCAGATCTGAGGTATCCATCGTTTACCCATGGACTTTTATAGTTCCTTCCTATGTACTGATTACCTTCCTTTCGGAAATGTATATCTGCTACAGGATTGAGTGCTATAATCTCATCATCTCTCTGTATTATCTCTATCTCCTTGCGTCTATACTCCTCGCCATTGTGCTTGTATCTCTGTCTTGATAAGAACCTAGTGCCATCCAGTCTAGTATGTGACAGTAATACATGAGCATAGTAAGATGGCCAACTGGATGCCTGACTCCAGTTGTTATAGTCTCCTTCAAACCACTCTAAAAATTCTTCAAGCATTGAACTTGATTGCTAACGTAAACCTGTACATGGGAGCAGCAAACGATTGCTGTCGTGCTGAGTGTGGTATGGTGCTGTCAAATATAATTATCCTGCCAGGTTTGTATGGGCAGCAATATTCTATTTCTTGTGCGTCATCACCTAATAATATAGTCTCACCACCCCACTCATGCTTCCACTCTCTATTCATATAATATAGCAGAGTTTTGTCTCCTTTGCGTGAACTGTCCACGTGTACATCAGGACTCTCACTGTGTATACCACAGTTTACATATGCTTTCTCTACAGTGGGAGGTACATAGTCATCAAGGAATCCTGCGATACCATCAGTAAAGAAGTTCTCTACTACCCATTTCTCATTCACATATGATATTGGTTTCTGTGTCTTTATATCCTGTACGTCAAACTTATTACTACCCGCCAACTGATACGGTAAAGTACATGCTTCTACATATAATCTGATCTGTTGTTGTACTGGTAACAAATCATCTATGATAGTTACCTCACCATTGGTTAGTTTCATCTGAATTTTAAATTGAATCCAATACTGATACGATCTTCAACAGATTGATTCTTCTCCACCTTGTGTCTGACATGAGCAGGAAAGATTAAGCAACGACCAACAGTAGGATGGAACCAGAAACTATCATGTAGTCCTTTCTCCTCTTTGATCTCTGGATCTAATTTCCAGTTATATCTGAATCTTGCGTTCTCATCTTCAAACACTATGTCACCACAGTTGAACGGTGTCTGTAAATACAAGACACCAGAAAAGTCCACACCTAGATGGGTGTGTGAATAATTATAGTCGCCAGTCTTATTAACACTTGCCCACATGCTATCAATATAGAATGGAGCATCGCTCAACTGTCTCATCTGGTGAGCAATGTGAGCATAGATTAGTAGAGAATGTGAAAGGAATGATTGCTGTTCATGCAGATTATATTCCGAATGCCACCCTGCTGAGGATGAGTTACCTTCATGGTACATACTATGTTCATGGTGTTTCTTGACCCATTGTAATAGTTCGGGTCGGAAATCAAACTCACTGACTAGCAGTGGTGTTGGAAATAACGAAAGCATCATTCTTTAGTTTTCTTCAATCTCTTACGAATCATTTTAGCATAGAGTCTCTCAGCGAGAGACCAGTTCTGCTTGTCTTTGATAATTTTCTTAGCGGTTCTTCGGATATCTTTGTCCGATTCTTGCATTTAGTATCTTTTAGGGATCTTGTGGTACGGTGAATCATCACCATCATTGTATAAGTCGTCGTTGATATCCTCAAGGAGAATATCTAACTCAAATCCTTCTTCTAGAAGGTATGAACTACCCTTATATAGATCCTCATTTGTTAAATGAGGTTTGTCTTCAGCGATCACGACAGCATTAAGGTTGTCGGGAACTTCGTCTTCATCAAACGAGAAAGGGATACCATTTATAAAGTATACCTTACAAACTCCTATTCCGTCAATAGTGCGAAACTCTTTGTAGAGTTGTGTTATCTCTTCCATAAAAAATCAAAAGGGCATTTGTTTTCTTGCTCCTCTTCCTTCCTCAATCTTTGTTTGATGAGGTTCCATGAGAAGTTTTTGTGCCAGTCTTTGAGCCACAAGCTTTGTAGTTGTCGCTTAAGCACTTCTTTAGGGATTGGTCGTTTTTCAAGAGTGAATTTGACATCTCTTGTTCTCTGGCTAGAGAATCTAACATAGCAGAGTGGGGATCCTTTTTCGATCCAGATGTTTTGGTCATAGTTCCTGATAGTGAATCCTAAATTTATAGGTCGTTGCCATACCGAAATCGGAAAGGCACCAGACACTGTGTCTAGTCCTAATCGTGACATATCTGGGTGTTGGAATTGTTCCAACCACACGTCAGAGTCCTCTGTCCAAAAACAATAACCTTGTTTGAACTGAACCTCTGGGTGTTCCCCATCTGTCCATCCATCGCCAATCATAAAGTAAGCATCAAACTTATCTTGATCTAAGTTTGTCTCAATTCTTTGGTCGGTAGATTTATATATGAACCCAAGGGGGAAACTCTGACGCATGACCCACGTGTTCTTGTAATATTCTTTGAACGCGGGGCATTGGTAATGTCTGTATGTTGTAGGATAATCCTTGAGGGCAGGGGTTGGTGCCTCAAAGTAATCATCTGCCCAAAAGTCTAGTTCAGACTCATCGGAAAATGCTTTTTCACTCCCACCTACAACATAGTTGTAAAATATTTTTTTAGTCTTCATCTAACGCTTCTTGTATCTCAGCGTCAAGTTTTGCTTGTCGCTCTGCTCTTGCGTCTGTTTGAGCAGCAAAAGATTTGCTGACTTTACGTTTGTCAACCTTACGTGGTTTCCCTGCCTTGTTCTCCTTGATAATAGTAATAGCATCACCAACGGTTGCTATCTCCCCTGCTTGCTCGTCTCGTATTTCTACGCTGAAGCATTCCTCAAGAAACATGACTAACTCAACCATGTCGAGAGAGTCTAGCATAAGGTCATTTTGGATGTGACTGTCCCACTTAATTTCAGTGTCCAGTTCTTCCACCCTTTCACCCAATGTCTCAGCAATAGCGAGTGATGCTACATTTAATAGCACCTCGTCTGTCACTGGTTTGGGGGCAGCACGTAAGATATCTTTGATCTTATAAAACGTTGCTGAGTGTGACATAATTAATACTTGTACGATACTTCATTAGTTTGGCACGTCGCTCTGACAAATTCAAGTACCCTCATGAATTGTTCTGAATCATCACAGTTAAGAATCTGTACTTCAGATTGGTCACTGGTAATAGTAAATCGACGTGCGGGAATATCCACCTCACACAATTTTACGTAGTCTTCCATGGATCTCCATATTCACTGTCTTTATGATAAGGCAATGGATAAGCATTTGGGGTTGACATTGTGCCACTATGACATCTGGCATACTGTATGATGTCAGCAGCATAGTGTTTGATGTCCTCCAGATCAGCATGAATCTCTTTATAGATCTTCATAGCATTCTTCTGGTCGGGTACCCCCTTAACTTTCTCCTCTATGTAGTTTGCTTTCTCAGCGTTGATAAAATCAACGAGAGTCTTAGCCTGACTTGACGAGATTGTCATACCAAACATGTGTTTGTTCCTTTACTATAGTACATTCAACTCAGAATGTCAATTAAGGTATATTCCGTTATTACAGTTAATAGTGAATGAGCTTCCAGATGCTGACATGTTTGCACTGCCACTTGCTGACATAACAAAATCGTTTGTGTTTATCCTTACATCTGTGCTACCTGTCTGGAGTTCCCAACCTACTCCGCTACTTGTTGAGACATCCATACCAGAGGGTTGTCCACCCTCTATACAATCAATATTTTGGCCATGAGCAACGGTTTTTACCTTGCCTTGGACTTCTGTAAAACTGTTTCTACCAACGTTGTCATACTGACAACCCTTGACGTTAAATCGAAGATCACCCGCTGATTCTAGTGCGAAGGTGCCTCCCTCTTTATCCATTCTAATCACACGGTTACCTTTGATAACCTCTGTTAACTGACCTCCTCCCTCCATATTGAGACGTTTGAAGGTACATCGTTCGTTAATAGAGTTAGCTATGACTCTGAGTTCATTGTCTGCGTTGATACCAATATTGGATGTGGAATCTATCATCATAGTTCCACCAACCTTTAGTTGATATTCACCAGCCACTCTGTCATACCTGTTGCCCTCTACCTCTGTGTGTAGGTTCCCCTCCACATTTAGGTGAGCATCACCGATAACTTGAATGATAAGTTTGTCGTCCTTTTTGTTTTTACCGACCTTAAGGGTGGTCGTCCTGTCACTATTTAGGTGTAAATCTCTGGCACTGATGATATATGTGTCCTCTTCTTCGTCCATTTCGACGAGACTGCCTGTCTTACCATTGATTATACGTATTCTTTCACCATCTTTTGAGTTGTCAAACTCTAGTACATGACCCGCTGAAGTCACTGTCACCCAGTTCTTTGGATAGTTCGTTATGTGTTGAGGATTTTCATTATTCTCTTCACTACCATCGAACAGTTCTGTATTTGTGGTATCTTGTCTTGCCATTAGTATCCTCCTCCACCACCGCCACCGCTACTAGGTGGGTTGCTAGGTGGATTATATTGTTGTGGTGGTTGTGATGGTGGGTCGTTTTGTGTGGGTGGATCCACTGTTACAGGTGTAGATGGTGTCTCTGTAATACCACTTGATATGGTGGTTGTGCCTGGTGATGGGTCTGATACACCTGATACCTGTGTCTCTATCACTTCTACTGTAGTGTTCGGTGGATGACCAACACAATCAATGTAAGTAGAAGTTTCAAAGATCTCAGTAAACTTAGTAGGTCCTACGTACTGATATGTAGGAACTATATCAGCACCATATCCTTCTGGATCTACGATCCGAGGTCGTACAAATCCCACTGTCTTTGTATTGATAGTTGGGGTGAGTAACCTACCATTTGTATCAACAGATATATCACCGACCTCATTAGGTCCGACATATATCTTAGGTTCTTTGTATCCTTTACCTACGTTTGTGATGTCGATGGTGTCGAGCACTGGTATAATATCATCACAGTTAGCATACAATGCTGTAGCATTAGCAGGAATAGCGAGGTCATAGAATGTCTTCAGTGGGTTAAGTTGGAACTTATATAAACCACCAGATGTCTGTATCTTCAGACCAGGTGGAATGATGTCAGTCTTCTCTAGTGTTGCTAGAGCAACCAAACCAGTGTTGTCATAATCATATTCTATGATCTGTAGTATCGCTGTGTTTGGATCTCCATCTGACTCTTGGAAGAATAGTACATCTCCCTCGTCAGCATAGTCATTTAGCTCTACATTGTCTATGAGGTAGAACTTCTGTTCTCTTGGGCAGTATGTATTGTCAGGATCTAATCCGTATCCTACGCCTGGTTTATCGACTCTTACTTTCTCTATTTTACCACCCTTAACAATAGGAGTCAACTTAGCACCAACACCCTCTGGTTCATTACATGTGAACATTGCTCTGACTCTAGCAGTCGTGTTGATGTTAGAACCTTTATTACGCATGAACACACCAACCATAGCACCTATGTCATCAATGATAGGTAACGCTCTGATAATACTTGTGGACTGTGCATTGTCAAAAATTAATTCTGGGAAGCAAGGTTTCTTACGTGTGTTACTTGGACTACAGTTTAGACTTGCGAAGTTGATAGTACCATCTGACGCACGTATAGGATATACACTGTCAAACTTCTCTACTAGACTCTTACCCTTCTCAAATGTCTTAGACGTTACACCAGTGCCAGGTGCACCAACCTCTGCGAACTCACCGTTCTTAGTGTTGAAAGCTTTCTTGACGAGTTTACCACCTTCCAACTTAGTGACTGGAACCCATCCACGTGAATTGGGCTTAGCTGTACCAACTAACTGAGTCTTACCATCTTTCAATGCACTCTTCGCTGCATCACTGTACTGACTCATCTGTTTCTTCTGCTTGTCTGCTTCACTCTCTTTACCCCCTGCTCCTGTCTCGAATGTAGATAAACCAAGAGCACAAGATAGATCGCCATCACAAACCATGTCGATTAGATCGAGTATCTTAGAAGTGATACCTTGTATAAGGTTAGCATTGTTCTTGATAGCACTCAATGCACCATCAAGGATACCAAGTGCAGTGCTAAGACCCTCCATCAACTTCTCCATCATTCCACCAAACAAGTCTGAGAATATGTCCTGTGCCAAACACAATGCAGCGTCTAGTGCTTGACTTAACAAGTCATTCAACAGTCCACCAATAACATCTGCCAGTTCATTGAAGATTTGTTTGAAGAGACAGTCAACAAGATCTCCTATGTTCTTGAGTTGATCCACAGCTGGATCTAACAAATCAGGATCAGGAATCTTGATGTCATTGATAACGTCTTCTATGTGCTTCTGTGCTTCCTTCATCACTGTACCCTTGACGTTAGAAAGTGCACCTGCCATGAATCCTTGTATTCTATTCTGTACTGCTTCAATCTCTCCTGCTACGTCTTCTATATCACCAGTGACCTTGTTGATAAACTCACCTACATCATTCTTTTCTATACCTCTAGCAAATTTTAGGAACTCAGCAGTAGCACCCTTGATCTTCACATCTGCGGGTGTACCACACTTACCATTACCTACATGTATAGTATATTTCTTTCTCTCATCAGCCTTCTTCATTGCCTCAGTCTGCTGCTGTGCTTTACCACGTTCGTTGACTGTTGAGACTGTATCGTCTTCGGTTGTTTGTTGTACAGGTCCGCTAGTGTTACCTGTTTGTGGGTCAGTAGATGTTGTATCAGCTGTACCACCTACGATACCACCACCTGTACCATGCTTATCTGGATCATAGTCTGGTGCATGTATCTGTTGATATCCTATGCTACTCTGCTCTGGTAGTTTAGTGTATATTGCTTCTGGGTTCTGGTCACTGATACTACCCATGATCACTGGTATCTGGGCTGAGGATCCATCCATAAAGAATCCAACTACCCATGAGCTAACCTGTAACTGTTGAATAGAACCCATACCACTCTTCATGGCATAGACAGCTGGCATGATACAAGATGCCCAAGGTAGATCTCTGGTTGGTAGTACCTCTTTGTCTGGGTTGTGATACCCTACAATTCTAACCTTAACCTTACCTGTATAATCGTAATCTAGTGACTCCTCACCATTGTTCTCTGGATCTGACCCGTCGTTCTCGACTTGTCCTATCCACCAGTTGAACCCATCTTTACCGATGGCATGTGCTGCACTCTCTAAATTCATCCTATACTATCTCTATACAGTGTGACCTGAGTAGACATGGTGTCTCTCTCTGTCAAAAATTGACGATAGATTTTACCTACTATGTAGCGACCACTAATATCAGGATCTGTG